AGCGCATGTTGATGCTCGCTACGAGGGGGGGGTTGGACTGACAGAGTTACACCCGGAAGTGTTGAACCGGTTCAATTTCACGAGGAAAAGTTATTATTACGTAACTTCTGGGGTTGAACCGGATCCGCGCGACGGACGTTTCCTGACCAATGGTCAGTACAACCCGGGGTGGATTGCTTCAGTGCAGATAGAAAACATGTCCTATACCCTGAAACACCTGGGGTACAATGGCACGTGTGAGTATTACTGCCTAGAGTTTGCCGCACACCGGATACCGAAAAGGGGGTTTTTCTCCTGTCCCAACTTTATAGTGGAGGCCATGGACAAGGCTGGTTGTTGGGCTGCGGATAAAGGACTGTCGAGACAACCGCAGGCAACAGTCAAACACGCCACGAACATGCCGGGACGGGAGCTCCGACCCAAGACTTTGAGGGGAGTAGCGGGTGCCTCACGGGCAAGATGGGCAATAAACGCCTCTTATGTCCCTGAGGATTTGCGCGGACCATACCACTCTCTCTTCATCGAGAACGCCGACGACAACAATTCGGACGCCACAGCAGCACGAGTTGCTTTATGCTCCGAAAAAGGACAGTTGGAGGCGAAGTATGGGAAGAAGGGGTACTGCACTGCACAACTTAGTGGTCACAAAAGATGTGCTTCGTGCGGCGCCATACCTCCCATAAAATTTAAGTGGAAACACAGGGTGTGTAACGAGTGTGAGAGAAAACTGAACTTGTGCGGCGCAGTCTCAACGATGGGCCAGCAAATACAGTTAAACTTGACCGTTGCGGAGGGGCACCCTGGACGCGTCCATTTAGAGTCCTCAACACTCCCTCCCAAGAAGAGTAAGTGGGCTAAGGTTGATATCCCGAAAGATGCGATCACGATGAGTGAGTCGGAAGTTCCGTGGCTGAAGAGGAACTTTCCTGGGCATTCGGGAAAACAGCGAAAGACATTTCACTCTGTGGTAAAGGAGGATCTCGCCAAGATAGACACCAGTCTTGAGCGAACGAAGCGAGAGTGTGTGCTCGCAGGAATTGGTGTGTCGGGGTGCTACCCCATGGTGACGCGAAAGGGCCTCTATTCCCGTATGCAAGCGCTAATCGGACGCGCCTTTCTCGCAAAACCTAAATCGTCCCCGGCCGCATGGGCAGTAATGGAGAAGTTCAAGCACCTCTTACTACCCAAGGGCGCCCTCGATGGGGACAAAATGACCGTTGATGATTGGTTAGCCACCATGCCTGCCCGGCGCCGACGTGCGTTGAAGAGGGCATATGACGAATACATCAACGATGGAGGGTTGAGGGATAAGGATTTGGGCTTCTCTGCCTTTGTCAAACAGGAACTCCTTGCGAGTTATGAGAAGTTTGACTGGGGGGAGGCTAAGCCCTTGACCGAATCCATTGCCCGAATGATTATGGCACCGAAAGACAAGGCGCATATTGTTGCCGGTCCCATAATCAAACCAAAGTTGGAGCGCCTGAAGAGGCATTGGGGACCAGACAACTGGTTGTTTTACGGCGCCACCACGCCTGAAAAACTACAGGGTTGGTTGGACTCCTGCGTTGCGGGTTGTAAGGACGGAGACGTATTCGCATTTTGGTGCGATTACTCGATGTTCGACTGCACACACTCGGCAGAAAGTATGCGTCTCGTTGAGTCATTTTACTCTGAGATGCGTACTGATCCCGAGTTTGCGCGGTTAATCAACGCGTGGCGCGCACCTCGTGGGCGAATGGGAGAGATGAAGTATGTTGCCTCTATCATGCTCGCTTCCGGTCGTGATGACACAAGCCTTATGAACGCCCTCTTGAATGGGCTAGTCATGGGGCTTTGTGTGGCTGCGGCGGTTGCTGGCGTGGAGTTGGAAGACCTGCAGACGGAGCACTTACGGGTTGCTATGGCATACATCCGTATAAGCATCTGCGGGGATGACACACTGGGGTTTTTGCCGAAACATCTCTGGCCGGAGCGAGCTAGGATAATGGCTGCGATTGA